TCAGGCCTTGACGCGGGAATGCCCCACCGCGCGCACCAGCGCCTTGGACAGATCCACCGACAGGTACGGCTTGACCAGCAGCACCCCGGCCAGCATCGACGCCGGCAACTGCTGGGCCAGCATGCCGGTGGCCAGCACGAACGGCACACCCCGTGCCGACAGCGCTGCCGCCACGGGCTCGCTGGTCTCGTTGCGGGCCAGGCGATAGTCGAGCAGGGCCACGTCCGGCGCCGAATCCTCCAGCAGGCGCAGCGCTTCGTCCACGCTCGCCGCCAACCCGACCACGGTCGCGCCGGCATGCACCAGCTGCATCTGCAGCAGCGCGGCACTCATTTCGTCGTTCTCGACCACCAGCACCCTCAGGTCCTGCAACACTGTCATCGGCTACCGCTCCTGGAGGTATTCACGCCGCCGCAGTATAGCCACCACGGGGCCGATGCCGACAGGAAGCGCCCCGAATGGCCCTGCCCCTATGAAAGCCCTGCCGACCTCGGTTACACTCACGCGCTGCCTGCCGGTGTGGCGGAATGGTATACGCAGCTGACTCAAAATCAGCCGGGGGTGACCCCATGAAGGTTCGAGTCCTTTCACCGGCACCAAAGACCCTTGCGGCATAAGGGCTTCAACGAAAATGGCGTAATGGAGTCGTGAATCTTCCGGCTCCGCCTTTTTTCTTAACTCCCTCCTCTCGCTACACGCCGCGCTGCATCTGCTGCAGCCCTGCCCTCACCCACGCCTTGCGCGCGTCCTTCGGGCGGGGTTTGGTCTCTGCCGGCGGCTTGCGCGGCTCCAGCGCTTCCTTGATCCGCTCGACTTCCTTCGCTCCGGCCTCGGCCAGGCGCCGAGCCTGTTGCTGCTGCTCACGGGTCGGCGGCAGGCCGGGCAGTGGTGGCGGGGGCTGGATCGGGGTGCTGTCGGTCAGCCGAGCGACGGCCTCACGAAGGGGCAGATAGGGATAGAGCCTGGCCGCGCACCAGCGCTCGGCGTAGCGCTTCCCCTGGCGGACGTTGGCCGCGCGCGCTTCCTTGGTCTGCCACATCTTCTGGCCTTCCATCCAGAGCCGGACGCCAGGACCCCCATCGAACGTGACGTTCGCCGTTTCCCGGCCGTTGTACCAGAGCGCCCAGCGCTCGCCGGTCTGGACCCAGCCAGAGGGAATCGGGGCATTGCGGAAGCCGTGGGAGGAATACATGGCCGGAAGGATACGGCCGGCCGTCTCAATCGCTGCGATTCGCTCAATGGTCGGGCTTAACCGCTCAGCCTTCCCCGATTTGCCCTTCCAAGCCGATCTGTAGGTACTCCCCTACACGGCAATGAGCAATTTTCCTATTGCTAGCATCCAAGTGCGTTGAGACCTTTCGATTGCCCACCGGGCATTCATCAACTTGACAATGGAGTGATCATGAAGATCCAAAGTGTCTTGCTTGGTTTGATCGTTGCTGCTGCTGGAGCGGCCGGTGCTGTAGGCGTGGTTCCCGCAGCTAACGCTGCCTCTTTCCACACGTCATGCGTGCCTGCCGGCGGCGGCATGGCCCGATGCACGCAGACGTTCTGCCATGAGGGAACCTGCTGGGTGACCGACACTTGGACGCAACCGATGCGCGAAGCCATCGAGTTCGATTGATATCCAGGCGCAGCGGCATACGCCGCTGCGCTCCTTCACCCCTTCCAGCGAAGAGAATTTGTACAGCACGACGTTCTAACTGTTCATGCTGTATGGTTGACGCACTTGGCTCCTCTCCGGTGCGAAATCCTTCGCCCCCGTGTCTAGCCCCTTAAAGGCACGACACATGACACCCCCGACCGCTTTCCGGATCTTTCGGATCCGCCCATTGCTGCACCTGAATGGAACGCTCGAGCGAGTCGAATCGCTTCGGGTCAAGTGCGGCTCTTGTGGAGACGAATCACGTATTTCCCGCGGCAGCGGGCTTGCTGACGTAGGCGGAGGTGTTGAGCTGACTTGTCCAGCCTGCAAAGTGACAGGGATCTTGACCACCAACGAAGCGTGGATCCTGTGGGGCGAGCAGCTGAGGAAGGATCGAATCCTCGCTCTTGCTGGCCTGACGCCGGAAGACCTAGATAGGTCCTAGATCCTGGGTCACCGCCTGCCCTTCTCGCAACACAGTGGCCAGAAGTCGGCCTCCAGCAACCTGTCGTCCCATCCGCGCGTTGAGCCATGCGGCCTGAAGTTTGCCAGCAGCGAGAACGTCCCCCGGGGCGAAGCTATCCGGCCTGCCGGCCAGCGGTTCGCCAGGCGAAGCTAAGCCCCCACTGAGTGGCTGCACTTTCGTTGGCCTCGAGCTGTCGCTTTTTGCATAGGCCGAGGCCATCATTCGGCCTCTCTTTGGCGACCAGCCCCCCAGCACCAGCTCGGTCCCAAGCTTCTCGATCGGCAAGCCGGCTTCGGCGGCCGCCTTCTCGTAGTTCGGCCAAAGCTGGTCCACTACCAGCCCCAACTCAGCAGATAGCTGCTCCATCGTAAAGTCCGCCCGGAAGCTGGCCTGCAGCGCCAGCTCGTAGATGCGAAGGAAGAACTGGGTAGAACCGCGAGTGGCCAACACCAGGTTGTGCTGGGGGATCAGCAGCAGCTTTGCGCCCGAGGAGTGGGCACCGGTCTGGGCATCCTCCGCCAGGGTGTCGACAGCAATGAGGAGCTGGTCAGCACGCAGCAAAACGTTGAGGATGCTCATGGCGGGCCCGTCTAGAGGTCGCCAAACTATCGCCTCCCTCGCCCTCACCTGTCGAGATCACCATGACAGCCGATATCACGGAAATCCTCGATCGCCTCCAAGCCTGCGAGGCGGGGCTCGAGATGCACCGTGGCTACCTCAAGGCAATGGAATACGCGGTTCGAGTGTGCGTGCTCACACACCCGGCGCCCGAGAACCTCTTCAACGCCTGGCTTCAGCTTCTGCCTAACATTGCGGCCAAACACAGGGACGACAGCAGCGATCTCTTCGCCGCGGCATTCCAGCAATCCTTGACAGTGCTAACCGAGCAAATTGGGGAATTCCAAGGCCCGTAATCCATTCGATATTAGCGCCGCCCCCCCTTAGTTAGGCAGCCTCGGCGAATGGCTCGACCAGTGCCACCAGCATCTCCATGGCGGTGGCGGGGCCAGCTTCATCGCCTCCCCGCTGCAGGAAGGAAGTCCAGTCCGCCCGCACCAGCTGCACCAGCTCCGGCGGCGATAGGGGGATGCAACGCATCGGCCAGTAGGGAAGCCTACGCTGCCCGACCCGCCCCCGTGCAATCTCGATCAGGCTTGAATGGCTGGTGGCCCCTGTCGCCCGGGAGAAGGCCACGTCCAGGCCATCCTGAGGACCCTCCATGTAGGAGAGGAACCGGCTTCCATCAAACAAGGTCACCCCGGTCACTCCTGCCCTACGGTTGAAGCGCTCTGCGTCCGCCATGATCTTGGACAGGTGGGCCGAGGTCAGGTCGCCCACCGCTTCGCTGACAAATACAACAGCCCTGTTGGGCATGGCACTCTCCGGGCTCCTCGGGGAGGACGAGCGTAGATCCGACACCGTAAGTACCGTGTAGAGGCCGCCTGACCGGCGTCACAGTTCGGCGAGGCCCTACACTTCCCGGCCACAGTCGGCCGGGCTACCCTCCGGTCATGTGTGGCCGATTCGTCCAGCTCCCCGTGATCGACTTCGGCCAGCCGGATCTGGCTGACCTTGCCCCCGGCCTGGCCGAGATCCAGCCCAGCTACAACCTGGCGCCGACGCAGCGCGCCTCAGTGATCTTGGATCGTGGCGAAGGCCGACAGGTCACCCGGCTGGCGTGGGGCCTACTGCCCTTCTGGGCCAAGGCCAAAGGCCTGCAGGGCTCAACCATCAATGCTCGCATCGAGACGGTGGCCACGAAGCCGGCATTCCGGTCGGCGTTCAAGAAGCGCCGGTGCGTGATCCCCATGGCCGGGTACTACGAGTGGTCGGTCAGCCCCGAGGACGGGAAGAAGGATCCGTGGTTCATCCATGCAGCCCAGCCGCTGCTGGCAGCTGGCCTTTGGGAGGACACCAGCCCCCTGCTGCCCGACGGCAACCTGGGCACCTTCACCATCATCACCGGCGACAGCAGCGGCGTATCGGCGGACATCCACGACCGCATGCCTGTTTGGCTGCAGGCCGGCCAGATCGATGAGTGGATGGGCGCCAGCGCTGACGACGCGATGGCAATGCTCCTGGCCAGCGAGCCGCCGGCCATGGAGGCCTACCGCGTCAGCCGCTCGGTCAACACGCCGCGGAACAACCGCGAGGATCTACTACAGGCAGTGGCCTGACGCGGCGACGCCATCAGCTCTGCCCCGGCGGGGGCATGGCACAATCCCCTGCGAGACGGGGACAGAGAAGGCGAATGCGCAATCCTCCAGATGGTCAAGAAGAGAGAGCACCGTTCTCGGCCGTTGTCTGGGGGGCAGTCGTTGCCGTGTTGGTGCTGGCCTGGGTGGTGAATGCCAGTCAGCCGCCGCGCGGCCCCTTGCTCCTCACCTATGGCGACAGCATTGTGGTCGCCAAGGGCGCAAGTTCCCCCTGGCCCAAACTACTCGGTGCAGAGGTGGACGCTGCGAGTGGCCGGGCACTGGTCGATGACCCTGGCGCCGCTAAGCGCATCTCCGATGCTCGGCCGGTTCAAGTGTGGATCGCGATCGGAACCAACGATTACGGGAAGTCAAAGGCGACGCCAGCGGAGTTCCGCCAGGCCTACGAAAGGCTGGTAGACGAAATCCATGCAGAATCCAGATCCACGGTCATCTACGCGCAGACGCCGCTGGTCCGCCAGACAGAAGGGCCCAACAAGCTGGGAGCCAGCTTGTGGGAGTATCGCCAAGCTATCGCGGACATCTGCGCAGAGCGACGGTGGCTAACCTGCGTCGACGGTCAGAAAATTCTCCAGCTATCCGATATGCCGGATGGTCTTCACCCAGGCAGCCAGTCCCAGCGACGCTATGCCACTTTCGTGGACATGCAGATCAACCCCTAGGGATGGGCGTTGAAATGCGGGAGAATCACAAGCGGATCAAAGCATGCCACCGGCCCGTGCCCAGTTCCCAGGGCGTTCACCTGCGTAGACATGGCATAGGGCGCGATTGCCGGTTCGAACAGGTTGGTGTGTTGAGCGGGCGGAACTGTCGTGTCCGATGCACCGATGTTGAACTGGTAGGGGATCCCCCCAAAAAGCGGCTTGGAGCTCGTCATCGGGTCATATCCCGCTGAATTCGCAATCAGTGAGGCATCACTGTTGGATCCCCATGCAGCATCGATCGAGGCTGTGAATGTCGCGTTGGAGCGCATCGCGATCAGGTCGCACACCGGACAGATCGCGGTTACGGCGGCAGGTGCCATTTGGGCATGAGAAATCGAGTTCCAAAGCGGAAGCCCACCCATTGAATAGCCGATGAGGTACAGCTTCCCGCAGTAGACCCGAGCCCTGACCCAATCGAGGAGAGCCTTGTAGTTCGCCTCGGAAGCAGGGTTTCCCCACCGATCACCGCCGTCGTCTGCACTGAGCAGCGCATAGCCATTTGTCATCAGCGCCTGTCGAAGCGCAGTCCAACGGGTTTCAGTCATCACCGAGTTGCGGTTCCCGGTGGTGGCCTGGTGGAAGAACACAACCACCTTTGTCGGACTCACCCCGTCAATGTTCGCCGGCAATTGAATTCGCCATGGATCGGAAACTTGACGATGCATGACGAAATCGGTGTTGCCCTCGATGATCCCAGCGGCATTGGACTTGGTTCGGAATGGGGTCAGCGACTTCTTCGCTCCAATCGCCTTGATGTAGTGCCCTGACGTGCCGTTGGTGGATCCGTTCCACACGATCAAGGAGGTGACCACGCCACCGTTGGGTGCGGAGCTTCGAGGGATGATTTCGCTGTACTCCACCGTGCCATCTTGCTTCTGAAGCACGATGGAAATGCTCTGCGCATCCGCCACGACCGTGGCGCGGTAGGTACCACTCAGGGTCGTGGACTGCATTGTCACGCCGCCGGTAGTCACGCCGGTGAATAGTGAGCCGACGAATCGGTGAGGGTATCGATTCGCCGTGCCGATACCCAGACCAACGAAATTGGGGAGCGACGCGTTCACGCCATCGTTGGCACCACCGAAGTTCAGACCCACATACTGCGCACCGCTGTTGGTGCCGTTCACCACAATCTCAGCAGTAACCTTGACAGTTTCGCCTGCAGCTACAGCGAATGGCATGGCTGCTGCGCAGGGATTCCCGCCACTTACCCCATACAGGCGATTGCCCGACACCTGAACCCCCGTGACGGTCCACCCAGACAGGTTTGCCCAGTCATGCGTGTATTCGGTCGCGGTCAAGTACTCCTGCACCAGTGCGGGCACTCCGCCCCGGGCACGAGCCCCAGCGATCACGCCCGGGATCACGGTGCAGCCTCCAGACTGCCGGCCAGAATCCACTCGTCCGCGCCACGCTTCACCAGCACAGCGGTGGCCCACTGCCTTCTCAGCCTCAAAGTCTCGTCCGATCGGACGGTGACACCAGCGCCAGCAACGATTGTGGTCTGCCCCGCTCCGCGCTGGTGGACATTGCGAACCGTCCCAATAGGAAATGCGACCGAACTGTTCGGAGGAACCGTCAAGCTGTTCGCCGTGGCGACATCCATTTCGAGCCACGCGCCGTCTGTCAGCGATAGCGTAGCGCTGGCCGACTTAGTAGTGATGGTTACACCAGCGCTACCGGAAGCAAGTCCAGCGAGTTGAGCCGATGTCGCCCTTCGGCTCTCTCCGCCTTGGACCACATTAACAATTTCGCTTCCCGTCAGCTCCGTCGCGACAGGTAGCGCAGATACTTTTGCATCGGACATATCGACTACTCCAAAATGATCGGTTCACCCGCTTCCGTGACGATGCGGTCACCCGCTTCGGTCACCAGCTGGGCGCGGTAAAGGAAGGTGTGCTGCAGGCGCTGCCAGCTGATGAAGCTGTCGCGGACGGCCTCAATCTCAACCCGCAGGGTCTTGCCGCCGCTGCCTACAGGCGGCAGGTAGCTGTCGGTCGCGACCGTGATGCCCGCCTGCGTGCGCACCAGGGCGCCCTGCAGGTACCAACGGGCGGTGTACGTCGTGCCTGGCTCTGGGCCGATGCTCGCTTGCTCGGAATCCACCAACTGGTCGGCCTGCAGCAGGCGATCGCGATGTGCCCAGGTGGCCACCACGGTGCCGCCAGCGCCCCAGGCCTCTGCTGGATAAGCATCGCCGTTGATGCGCAGCCGTGCCGGCGGGTAAGGCCGGATCTGGCGCCGGCGCATCGTCAGCGCGATCGCCGTTGCCAGATCAGCGTTCAGCTCGCCCTGGCTGGTGCGGGTGATCAGCTTGGCCTGGGGGGATTCATTGGCCAGGTACTCGCGACCGTCGAAACCAACATACTCATCGGTGAACCACACCCGCGTACCCACGGCATGCGGAACCGGCACGGTGTCCACGCAGCCCCGCGCCACGGTAAGAGTCGCCGCCACCGGATCGATCGATACCACTCGGACCAGCTCGTCATCGATCAGCGCCTCGGTGCCTACCTCGATCATGTCCAGGCTGATGCCGGCGGACATCGTGATGGCCGTCGTTGTAGCCGTCATCGCGTTGATCAGCAGGCCGGTAGGGGCGAAGTCGGCCGCGCCTGTCTCGGCGAACGCCGCGCTGCCGAGCCGTGTCTGAAGCGTGTAGCCGAATGCCACCGAGGACGGCCGCACGCCGATGGAGGTCAGGTAGCCAGCATCGGCCGAGACGGCAGACAGGTCCGTTGCCCCAAGAGTGGTAGCCAGGTCCCGGTAGCTGGCCTCCTGCAGGCGCTGCGCCGTGACCGGCTTGGGCTTGGTGTCAGGCTCCACCCAGGCGCTGTCCGAAGGCTGGATGTAACTGGCTGCAGCCATGCCGGCGACGTCCTGGACGACGGTCAGCACAACGGCCGTTTCGGTCTGTGTGCCGCCGTCGACGTCCAGGATACGCACCGGCATGCGGGCCACGCCGCGCCGTGGCCACGACAGGGCGCGCACCTGCCCGCGCTTGAAGGGACCGGCGTCCTGGCGTACCCGGATCTTGACCCTGCAGGGCAGGCCGCTCACGGCAGCCACCTCGCGCGCCGCCACGCGCCCTGCGAGCGCCGCGTTCCACAGGCCCGGATAGCTCTTCCGAGTGTTGACCACGCGGCCCTGAGCCTGGACGCTGGCGAGGTTCTGATAGGTTACAGCGGCGTCTTTGTTGGTGGCGATATCCCGATAGACGACGGTGATCTCGTTGACGCTGTTTTCCAGCATCGGCTGCTGCCATTCCAGCAGCTCCATGATCTGGCCCGGCCCGATCTCTTCCAGGGTGGCCGGGTCATAGTCCGGCCGCACCAGCACCAGTTCGGTCAGGCCCGTCACCGGGTCCTCGATGCGCATGCCACCGATGTGGTCGCACACCATGTCCATGAACTCGCCTGCAGGAACCGATCTGGACCACTTCAGGCAGAGGCCGAATCCTTCGTTCTTCAGCGTCTGGGCTGCCTTCAGGAAGCTTGCCTCGTTGATCACGTCGATCGGGTGGCCCATGCCCTCAGTCCGCACCTGATAGATGATGTGGGCCGCGTTCATGCCCTCATCAATCTGCGCGAGGTCACCCTGCCAAAGCCCCTTCTTCCAGCCTTGGCGCCAGCGCGAGACCTTCTTTGTCCAGTTCTTGATGTACGGGTTCATGGCCGACACCTGGCCGTTGAAAACCGTCGTGAACAGGCCCCGTGCCGCTGGCCACGGGCCGGGCACAAGCGACTGCAGGTAGGCGCTAGGCATCTGGGTAGGCTCGCCCATGCGCACCTCCAGCGTGCCTACGATGCCACCTTCGCCCTTGTCGCCGCCGAAGACCTGAGGCGCGGAAATGGCGATGTTCCCGGAGGATGAGACGTTTCCAGCCCACACCACGCGATCGCCAACACGAATTTCTCGCAGTGCATCGACCGGGCCAAGGCATTCCCCCATGTAGATACCCATGTAGTAGCGGTAGCCGACGGTCTGTTTCTTGCCACTACCCACGGTCAGCCTCCTGGCGAGCGATCGCGGCCAGGCGCTGGGCAAACGCGTCGTCAAGCGCTTCGAACTGCTCCACCGGCAGGCCTTCATCCAGGAACCGGCGCAGATCCAGCCCGTGACGCTCCATCCAGGTGCGGATGCCGGCGGCGCACAGCACACCGCTTTGCTCGCCCAACTTGGCCGCGCGTGCGTGTTCGACGGTAACCAGTACAGGACGATCCATTACTTCTTGCCGCCCTTGACCTTGATCGGCGAGGTACGCAGATCGCCGTAAAAAAGCACGTTGGGATCGTCGATCCAGTTCGTTCCGAAGATCATCGCGCATTCGCGGCCATCCTCAGCGGTGGGGACATTGAAGTCCTCCAGAGCGGCCGGTTTCGGCACGGCTGGCTTGGCCCGGAAAACGATGCTCATTACCAGCGATACAACTAACGCGGCTATCTGAAACCACATGTGCTATTCCCTCAGAAAATTGGATCTGGCCCGAACGGATTCTTCTTTGGCATGGTGTGCTGACCGCCGAAGTTGGGTGCGTTGTTGAACTTCTCGTGGCAGACCTGCAGAGCGTGGCCACAACCGGGGTATGCCGAGACCAGCGCCCCGGCAGCCAGCGGCGACGCAGTGAGCAACGTGAGGGTCGGGCCGACATGGGCAACCACGAAGCGGTACTCGGTGGCTGAGCCCTGAACCCACTTGATGAAGCCGCCCACGAACCAGCCATCGGGCTTGGCCGCAAAGGCACTCGACGACACGGTTTGAGACGTGGCGGCCGAGAGCAGACCATCAACGCGGAATAGCTCTGGATTCAGACCGCAGTCGGTGTCGAACAACGCGAAGGGACACTGCCCCTGCCAGCAGCGTCGCAAGCCGTTGGTCGCGGCGGCGCCGATGTTGCTCTGGCAGGTCAGGACCAGGTCGTTCTGCCGTTCAGTGAAATCGCTCAGCACCCCATTCCAGGTACCACGAAGGGCGCCATCGCTTTTGCGTACCCTGCGCCAGCGGACCGTGATGCGCTCGGTCGGGGGGAATGGTCGAAGCACCAATGCCAGCGGGATCGACAGCGGCACCGTCACTTCCAGGTTCGACCTGGCTTCCTGTGCCGACTGTCCCAAGCGCCCGCGCTTGAGCGCCACGGAAGTGAACAGCTGTGAGTCGTAGGTTTCGGCGCGATCGCTGGAGGTGTAGCGCCATCGTTGGGAACCCCGGCCAAACTCATACAACTCCACATCCCGGGAGAAAAGGCTCATGGTTCGCCCTCCTCAGAGCCAATGCCGGCAAAGGAGACCTTGCAGCGCGCCACGCCCTCACCATCGGTTTCATGGGAAAGCTCGACGGTGTCGGAGTTCAGACGCGCCAGCACCATCCAACTGATCAAGCGGATCGCTGCGGGCTGCAGCGCGACGCCGTGGGATTGATCCAGCTGCAGGAACTCCCGCCGTGGGTCCAGCTCCGTGGCCTGGGCCAGCTGCCGGTACAGCACCTGCCCGTTGAACAGTTCGATGCGCAGATGCCGGCGGCCCGGCTGAGCGCGCCCGAACCGAGCCACCCCTGCCCATGCCACCACAATGCCGCTGGATGTCGCGAGGGCCGGCTCAACCAGCTCCAGGTCATCCGCCCAGGACGGCAGCCACAGCGCGGCTGCGCGACCCTGCAGCCAATACAGCAGGCTGCGCAGGCTCACCTGTTCGGCGCGGCCCCAGGTCTGCCAGGCATGGGATTGAACCGGCCAGGCCTTGCCGGTGACGTCATCAATGTCCACCGGTCCGATATCGCCATCGATCACCACCAGCTGTCGGCCGAGTTCGGCAGTCGGCGACTGATCCAGGTCTGGGCGTTGCTCCAGCACGGGTCGACCGCGATAGACGGACACCGGCGCTACGGCTGGCCAGTCGCAGGTCTCCACCGCCGTCAGGCGCACAGTGGAGCGCACAGCCTGGTCGGTCAACCGCTCCAGGCTGGGCGTCTCGGCCAGTCGCGCTGTCCTGCAGGGCAGCACGCGCGCGCCGGGTGCCCATGCGTTGGCGGTGGGCCGGGCCAGCTGCAGTGCGTTGGCGGAGATGGCCGCGACCTCGACCAGTTCATAGGTCGTGACGTCCTGCCAGAGCATGGCCAGACCACCTTGGCGGTAGTCCCGTTGGCCAGCTGCCGGTACCGGAATGGATTGCACACCCAGGGCCAGGCCCGACTGCAGCCAAGAGACGTCATTCCAGATCGGCAGTGCCCAGGTGCGCGCTGACCAGTCGAACAGCGCATGCTCCAGTACCTGGCGCTCGCGGCGATCGGCCAGCACGCTGAACTCCCAAGAGCGACGGGGCGAGCCGCGTAGCGGGAACCGGGCCTCACTGCCGTTAGTTGCCTGCTGGACCTCGGTCAACCAGGCCAGTGTCTCGGTGACCGGTCGCGACCAATCCGGCGGCAGCATCCAGGCCGACATGCGATTGCCGGTGATGGTAACGGTGCGCCGCCCCAGCGCTACGAAGTCGAAGGACAGCGACGCCGCGATTACCGGCGGGCCTTCGGTCGTGACCGATAGCTGCCAGCGGAGCAGCTGCAACGGAGCAAAAGGTAGTGGCGGCGCGCCGGGTCCAATCAGCTCCACGCCCTCACCGTTGTCCAGCGTCGCCGAGGTCAGGGTCTGCCGCTGGAGATAGGAATTCCAAACCTGGACGTAGCGCACCTGGTTGGTGACCAGGTTGCCCAGGTCAATGCGCAGCGGCAGGATGTGGATGCGGTAGTACCAGTCATCGAAGGATGTGCGCTGAGCCAGTCCGCTGCTACGTTGCTCAGGCTCAACGATGACCGCTTCAGTGGTCGGCCCGGTGCGGAAGCCAGGGCTCGCAGTCGCCCCCTGGAAGGGCACCGGAATACGGGTGCGCGCGATGCCCAAGTTGGCGCTGCGCCAGTTTGGGCCCGTGCTGCTCTGGATGGCGAGAAGAATGGCCATCAGGACTTTTTCACGGCCCAGCCATAGTTGCCGCTGGCCGGCGGCGCATTGGTCACGTTGCTCATGGCCAGCTTGCGCAGCCAAGGAAACACCATCCACGTGTCTTCGCCGATGGTGATCTCCTGCTCCGGCTCGAGCTTCTCCAGGTAGCACGCGCGCAGACCCGACACCCGGCCGATTGGAGACAGGTAGGGGTTCGTGCCCGCACGGCGCACAGTCAACTGGATGGGTTGAAGAACACTTCGGCCGGAGAACGTGTTCTCGTCGGTGCCACCCAACGCCCAGCCAAGCCACATGCTGTCGTAGGTAGCTGAGCTGGACGTTTGGGCAATCGTGCCGACACCGCTTCCGGCCTGGCCTTCGGTCCCCAAGGCTCCGCCATAGTAGTTGCACACTGCGTGGAAGCTGTTGGTGCGCCCATCCTCGGTCGAATCGGCGCGGACATGGCCACAGCCGGTGGTGCTGGTGTTGTGACCGAACAGAACCACATTGTTTCCGCCTGCACTGATCATGCCGCTGCTGCTGCCCGTGGGCGCCCAGTACGTCCCATCCACGTAGGTGCCACCCACGTAGGACCCGGCCTTCTCCAATACGCCGAACACATGGTGACGGTACTCACCGGCCGTGGCCTGGGAGATTGCCACATGGATGGCATAGGCATTGGAGAACAGCTTCAGCCGCGGGAAGGGCCCCTGCAGCTGCCAGGAGTGCACGTCGCGCGGAGAAACCAGCGGCTGGGCGGCCGGGGTCGCACCAGAGTCGTAGCCGATGGAGATGCGCGAACGCAGGGTCACCTGCTCGGTGTTGAACAGGTGCACGTAGTCGGAGACGCCAGGAATGCGGAGCGTGGCGGTGCGGTTGGCACCGACCAGATTGTTGCGCTCGACGGTCCAGCCATTGGCCTGCGCAAACTGAACCACCAGATCGATCAGGGTCTGGACATCGGCAACGTTGGTGAATTCGGCATAGGCCATTTCTTACTCCAAGGCCAAGGCGGCGTACTCGCCATCGCCAGTTCGGTAGACGTTGGGAATGAGCAGGTAGTCCACACCGGCGATGGTGGCGACCTGCTCGGCAGTGGCACCAAACGCCGGGGTGTAGAAGACACCATCAAAACTGCCGTAGAACTGACCACCCTCCGGCACTTCGTCCACTCGCGCGCCGCGATCGGTACTGCCGGAGGCCCAGCCGACGGCCATCAGCTGGCCTCGTTGCAGCCAGCGCTGACCATCCAGGCAACTGCGAACGGTCTGGTTGCCTACATAGGGATTCCAGGGATACGTCATGCGCCCGGAAGAAATCACCGTTCCGGCGAAGCGATTGCGGATGGGTAGCCAGGCTTGCATCGGTGTGAACAGATAGGCCTGGCTAGATGCTGTGTTGGCCCGGAAATCGGCGTTGCCATTCCAGAAGTTCGAATGCTCGTAGGTATCCAGGGATGCTGCCCCATTGCTGCCCAGGAACGATCCACCGATGAACAGCGGATAGCTCCAGTCCCCTGGGAGATGTTCCGGCAGGATCAGGCCGCCATACATCGCGTCGTAGCGGCCGTTGATACGGGTGATCACCTTGAAGCAACGGCCGTTGGCGATTAACCAGTACTTGATCGGCGAATTGACGCCAAGGATCGCGACATAGTTGGAATTGGCGCCAGCCTGATTCAGGCCGGGCAGCGCAGGGTTGTAGGACGTATGGCCACGCATACGAATGTTGTAGTAGTTGCTTGCCGGCACCACCCACGCCTGCAGCGACAGGTAGATCTCATCCTCGCCCGCAAGCCCCCGGCCTTTCAATGACACGAAATCACTGGCCGCGATCGGACCGCTGGCCACGCCGCCCACCACCTGCCACTGCTGATCCGCAGCCACCAAGGCCGCGTTCGTAGTCAAGAAGTCCCGTAGCCGCCCCATCAGGTCGGTAATGTTTGCGGCTGTGTCTGTTGTCCAGGCCATTGTCAGATTCCCAATACTTGACGAACTGCGTCAGCGTTTCGGCTGATCTTGTTGACGACGGTGGGATCGCTACCAGGGTCGTCCAGATACTGACCGAGCAAATCAGGGGATACCTGGTTAATCACGCGCAACCCGATTTGACGAGCCTCTCCTCGCATCGCCGAAGCGTTGTCTGGTATCAGCGGCGAAGTGCGTGGAACTGACACCCGTCCACCAGAGGCGAAGCGCCCCCAACTCCTCACAGCTGCCATGCCACGCTGATTGAAGTCGTGCATGAAAGAGAGCGCCCCCGGCTGCTGCATCACCATCGCGCGCGTGACGAACTCTCCATCTGAGAGCCACGCGGGGATGCTGTCGCTGGTGCTGCTCCCAGGACCCCACACAGGGCCACCACCAGCGCGAGCGACTGGCATTGCCGCGCCTACGGACACGATGCCCTGCACCTGGCTCGCCGTTCTCTGTGCGGCCAGGATTGCTGCCGCCGTAGCAGCGGCAGTAACCAGGCTCGCAGCTGCGGCGGCAATCCCCGACCCAAGGGTCGCCGCAGCCGTGGCAGCGCCTGCCGTGATGGTGCCTGCAGCCGCTGAGGCGGCGCCTGTCGTGATCGTCGCGGCTGAGGTTGCCGCTGCAACCGTCGACGCATCGTCGGCCTTGCCCAGAAGCCCCTTAGCCCAGCCGCTAGCCTGCTGAGCCCAGTCCTGCGCGAAGTAGTTGATCATCCCCTTCGCAATTGATTGGAAGAACAGGCCCACAGCCTCGCTCAAGCTTGCCGTACCGTCGACCAAGGCATTGATGGTGCTGGTAATGCCGTTCTCAAAGCTGTTCGTGAATGTCTGTTGCAGCAGGTTAGTGGTTGCGGCCATCTCCTGCAGCTTCACCTCAATCTGCGCAACGTTTGCGAGCGCCTCCGGGCTTCCGAGCGCTGCCGCCGCACTACGCATCTGCGGGACCAACTGACGAAGGGCCCCCAACTGTGAACCATAGAGATCCACGATCTTCTGTTGCGCCGCAGCTTGAGTGATGAGCCCAGCCTGTTGCTCGGCTTGAATCTGCTGGGATTGCCAGCCGATCTGCGCCATGATCTGGTCGTACTGCCGACGCACGTCAGTCAACTGCTGGCTCGCCTCGCGCAGTCCGAGCAGTTCACCGATCTTCGATGCCTCATCGGTCCGACCGATGTCCTCTAGCGCCTTCTTTTGCGCCTGCAACTTCCGCGTCGCATCCTCCAGCTCGGGCGGAACGGGCTGGCCTCGGAGGCGATAGATCTCGCCCTGCCAGTTCGCCACCTGCTTCGACACATCAACCAGCATCTTCTGACTGTCGTAGAGCTGTGCTGCGTCAAGCAGCTGCGACTTCAGAGCCTCACCTGCCGCCTTGTACTTCCCGTTCTCGATCTCATAGGCGACACGGGATGCCTCGGAAACTTTGTCTTCACCCTCAGCAACCTGATCCAGCAAAGCAACCCTGCGCGCCAGATCCTGCAACTCCTGCTTCGCTGCATCCCGTGCAACCTGTTCGCTGCTACGGCCCCGCCCCTTGGCACTCGACTTCTCAGCAAACTGCTTCTTCAGAGCTGCCACCTCCTTGTCATAGCCGCCACCACTGATTGACCCGTCCGACTTGAAGACCACGCCCGTCAGCAGAGGATTGTCTGTATTGGTGCGCTCCGAGTCGTCGCGAAGGATACGGTACCGCTTTGCCACGTCGGCCAAGGCATCAGCGAGCTTTTCCGATTTGCCAGTCGCCTTCTCAAGCGCGGCGGATGTGGCATTGGCTGCATCTACCGCTTCCTGAGTGATGCTGGCAACGAACGCATCTCCGGCTGCCAGTTCCTGGACACCCTTCAACTCGCCTTGCAGCTTCCCGATCTCCTGGCGCAGCTTGCGCGTGCGGTCCGTCTCCTGGTTGTCTGACGACCACAGACTGATCTGCAGATCCTTCTGAAGCGTTGCCGCTTGGAGGGCTACATCATTGGAGCCAAACGACTTCAGCACCTCCCACGCGCTTGCGATCGCGCCCCGGACACGGGACCAAGCACGAACCAAACTCCCGGCCTGCGCCTCAGCCTGCTCTACCCGCTCACGATGGACGGCCCCAAACTGCTCCAGGATTGCTGTGACGGCCTCGGTGGTGCGGCCCTGCTCTTCCAGGGCCCGCACGTGCTGAGCCACCTCAACCGTAAGGAAGCGGTATTGCTTGTTCAGCTCTACCATGCCCTCGGTAGGCGCCTTCACCAAGGTGAGAATTTTCTGCGACGTCGACTCGATGCTCTCACCTGTCAGGCGGCTCAAGTCCAGCGCACCTTGCCCTGCGAGACGGAGGTTGTCGCCCACGACCAGGCCGGAGGCCGCCATCGCCTGCAACGCCTTCTGCGCGTCCCCGATACGGCCGTCCGCCTTACCAAGCTCCCCCGCCATCACTTGAACACTTCCCGCCGTCGTACCGGCCGCATTACCCGCGGATAGCAATGACCGCTCAATGTCGTTGAGGCTGTCCTGCCCTTGGTACGCCGCGACAAGGAACGCCCCCAGTACGGCGGTGCTACCTGCGACGGCCAGGCTAAGGGCACCGAACCCGGCTGCCCCCCTCGTCGTCAGCCCCAACAATGTGGTGCCTGCTCCCCCAAAGTCGCCCCGCAGGGCCTGCGATGCAGCAGAAGCGACACCTCCCCGCAGCTCCTGCTGGGAGATTGCAAGCCGGCGCGTGGCACGCTCCTGGTCATTGAGATTCTGAAGAGCACGGCGCTGGGCACCGATATTGTCCATCGCGCGGTTGTACTGGTCCCGCGAAATGGTGCCTGCGTCGACGGCCGCCTTCAGCGTTCGCTCGTCGGACTCCAGTCGAGCCAGCTTCGACGCCGCCTGGTCGTAGCGGGAAACGGTCCCGTTAAGTGCTTTCTGCTCAGCCTGGGAGGAGCGCGCCAGCGAAGCTTGAGACTTGTCGAGGCTCTTGAGCGCGTCGTTGTACTCATCCGCCGTCACAAGCCCCTTCGCCATGGCGCGGTCGAGCATAGCTTCGGTATCGGCCAGCTCCTGCCAACTCAATGCCCCCCGTTCCAAGCGATCCTGCAGCTCTGCAATCAGGCGGATCTCTTGCTGAACTGCATCCCTCACTGCCGTGGATGCGCGCGCGAAGCCGGACATCGCCCGGCCAGAGGTCTCCGCGCCTGATGCGACCTCGTTGAGAGCCTTGCCCGCGTCCTTACCGGCGTCGCTCATCTCGGACAGTGCATCGGTCGTAACGTCCACCTCACGCTGCGCCCGCGCGAAGTCGGCGCGCAGACGCATATCAATGGTGTAGTCACGGTTGGACACTGTCAGTTCCTTTCCAGATTCTTGATGTGTTCAGTGGCGGGCTTGCCGCCGGCAAATGCGATCGCGGTATCGCGAACCAAATCCGCGCGACGCTCCCTTTCCTGCCGTTTCATTCGCTCGTAGAAAAGGACTAGCTGGCGTTCGGTGTACTGGGCGATCCGGGTGGCGTCACCTAGTCCGGCACCGGCAAGGGCGATGAAGATGTCGGACCACCGGACAGCCTGAGCTGGCGCTGACGCTCGACCATGAGCAGTGCTACCTCCTGCATAAAAAAACGGCAGTTCACCGCGAACCACACCTGCTGGTACAGCTCACCCTCGGCGCGAGCGAGGTCGGCCAGCCACTTTGGTTCGACATCGCCGGCCAGCGCAGAGATCTGAAGCACAATGTCCTTGTGCTGGTAGAGGTGAGGCCGAACCGACGCCCAGGTTGGCGGCACTTCTTCCGCACTCGTAGCGATGCTCTGGATCAACGGCGCGGCGATGCGTAGCACGTCCATTGATTCACCAAAGCGGTACTCGCGGATGACCACCCGCCGGCCTGCTATTTCGATGATGTTGTCCGGGAACAGGATGGCCAGGTCTGCCTCGCCAGCCGCTTGCGCGGCTAGCGAGTGGCCATCCTGTGCCGCGACCGCGCCGGCTTTTGGAACGCGCTCAGCCATGCTCAGGCGCTCGGTGTTTCGAAGCGGCCAAAGCCACCGAGCGTCGAGTCCGCAGCCGCTTCGCTGTCGAACAGAACGCCCGCCGTCAGGGGCAACTCACCGAACGAATCGTTGATCAGGTCCAGCTGTGCAACCGGATCGAAACGCAGGCGGTACAGGTGCATGCGGATGCGGGTCCCATCCAGCGTGTTCACACCGTCCAGGAAGAGATACCGCTCAGGCGGATCGGCGGTGAACAACGGCATGCTGGTGAAGCCGAGGTGCTTGTAGGCGGCAGTCAATGGCTGGGTCAGGCCAGAGACCTTCAGCAGCGTGACAATCGCGGACTCGGGATCGAACTTGTAGTCAGTTCCCTCAACCAGCGTCTTCGGGGAGGATGCCGCGCTGTCCTTGATCACCAGCTCAGTCACTCCGACCGAGCGTGCCAGCAGCACCTGGTCACCGACCGCCAGGTCAGCCGGGAATGGCTCTGCCGGGATCGTGGCGCCCGCAACGTTGTTCGCACGGGCGTAGAGGCCGAGCTTTACGTTCTCCGCGCTGAAGTAGCGCAGGGTCAGGTTGAGGGTGGCCGTGATGGAGGTCGTCAGGCGGGCGGACTGCAGCCGTTTACCGCTATGGGTCTCCGTGCGGTCCTCGCTGTCCGTGGACAGCTGCAGCTGGCAGCTGGATTGATCCCCAACCCATGTGAGCTTGCCCGGCCGACCGGGGGCTGCACGTTCACCCAGATAGATTTTTCCCTGGAAACTGAAGTCTTTCATGGTGTTGCTCTCCGGTAGATGCCGTGTTCGGCGTTTCAGGCCCCGCCGCCTTCAGCGGCAGGGTTGCGAAGGTAGATGTCGATCTGGCGCTCCATCTCCGAGCGCGCGGTGCGACGTGCAAAATCTGCGAGGCGATCAGGACGGCGCCCCTTGCCAAGCATCTGAGCGACCGTGGGCCCATACAGGACCTCGACCCTCTGCCGCTTCTGGCCCTTGTAGCGGCCCTTGGACATCTCGACCTTGGGTCCGTAGCGTTCGACGAACTGCGGGTTGCCACCCAGCAACGTCGCCTGGAAGGCGCCTGGCTGCTGCGAGCGAGGACCGCCCCGGAACACTCGGGCGCTCACACCCTTGCCGTTGGACCGTCCATCGAAGTTGCGCAGACCCACGCCCCGGAAGTGCCCCGTGATGCGCACCCCGTCCTCGGTGTTCCTGGCGCTCAGGTCCCGCCTGATCCGCTCAGCCGGCACGTTGTACTCACGCTGGATGTCCCTTCGTGCTTCCACGGCGATGCGGCGGCGAACGGTCGCGATCGTGCGCTGCTGCAGCCACGGAACGCGGTTCCCAAGCGCAGTGAGGTTGCGCCCCGTCTCCAGGGCGCCCTGCATCTCGAAAGCAAGGGCCAATCGCCCGTAGCCACTGTAGCCACTCATCAGCGATACCTCGTGCTGAAAGTGACCTGCAGTGCAATGACCTGCAGTCCGTCCGGCTTGTCCAGGAACACGCTCTCCTCCACCTGGAGCGGCAGCGCCCCGGTATCCCAGATCCAGCCATCCAACGCCTCCTCGATGTCGGCGTCTGCAAGCCGACGCGTGCGCGCGGCGTTCTCAATGCTGCAGGGGATGGTGGCCTCAATCAGGCCTACGTACTCTCGCTCGCTGCGCACACCGCGATCGCCGCTTTTAACCTTGCTCGCGTCAAATACAACAACACAGGGGTCGCCCTCTGGGATGTACCAGGTGGGCTCGTCGTGGACGTGCTTACCAATGTCGGTGTGGTAGCCCGCGCCATGGATCTGACGAAGCCGCGCCACCACCGCCTGCACGATGCGTTCAGTCACGGGCACAGCCAAGTCAGCCATTGAGCGTCACCTCGACCTCAAGCCCATCGTCCCGGCGGGGTCGCTCGACCCGTTTGGCGTGGTCTCCAAGCCGATCTGACCAGGCAACGACATCTCCCTGTCTTGGCTTCCACTGCTCGTACAGGAAGGAAACCGAGTCCACCAGGCCGACCGCCTGCCCGTACTCGCCGAGCCGAACCTCGCCGCGATTCACGATGATGCGCACCGGCACACCGGCCTCCGTCCCGCGTGTGACCAGCGCATCCACTCCGAAGGCTGCGTACAGCTCGCGCAAGGCGCTCAGTGCAAAGTCGTCATCGAAGCTCATGGCACCCCCGTGGCGCTACACAGGCGAGCGAAGGCCTGCAACCCTTTTACCTGGGCGTCGCACTGGGCAGCGGCTCCAATAGCTCGGCCCGCACTCTCAATTCGGTCGTCGGCTCGACCATCAGGCTGGCTGGCGGCAGCGGCGGCTGCGGACAGTTCGGCGGTGGCAACGGTCGCTTGCCAGCGCTGGTGCAGGCGCTGGTTGCCAGCGCGAAGATCAGCGATAAGGCGATCTGAGGCTTTCTGCGCATCGTCCTTTTCCTTTTCATATGTGGCAGCCAAGCGATTGGCTGCTTGAGCGCTCGCGCGCTCTGACGCAAGCACACCATTTGCATTGGCCAGTGCCGCCGCAGCGGCATCACGCTCATCGCGAGCTTTGTCTCGGGCAGCCGAGGCGATGTCGGCAGCCCGGTGCGCCTGGGCAACCGAACCCCTTTGCCAGATGACCAGGACGCTCAGACCAAGCAGTAGCGCCAGAAGCACCCGATTCATGCCACAGGCTCCTCGACGGGCGGGACGACCACTCCCAACTGCTTGAGAGCGGACTCCAGCGAGATGACACGAAGCCTCAGCCGATGAGCATCCTCTTGCGCCTTCATGCGCAAGCGAACCTCTTCGTTGTACTGCTTGACCACCTCAGCCTGGGAGGCCTCCAATGACTTCACCCGCTCAACGAGCCCGTTAAGCAGATCTACGTTGGCGTCGGTCTCGGTGCGCTCTTTGCGGCGCGCGAGAACCGCACCCCACGTTTCCCGGAGCAGCCACAACGCGACTGCGCTGCCGGCCAGCCACCAAGGTGCGCCAGCCGCTTCGACGCCCCCGATCACTTCAGCGCCTCTGCGATGCCGGCCGAAATCACGTCGGCGTTCCAGTACATGCCACCGTTCTCGTGCATTGCGATAGCGGCAGCGAGACGCCCTAGCGTCACAGGGTTGTCCAACCGGATTACCTCGGACGGCGACACGCCTACGGCGTTTGCAACCTGCTGCACGTAAGCCGTGGTGTTGTTCTCAACCGGTGGCGCCCAGCGGTTAATGATCTCCTTTACCGTTCGCAAGCCATGCTTGCGCTGGTATGTGAGCAAGGTCTTGCCCAAGGCCCGGAAGCCCGCCTGCGGGGTCAGGAAGACGCAGAAGCGAGCCTCGCGCGCGATGGCAGCGGCCGACCGATCCTCACCCTGCCAGGGCGTGCTGGTGCGGTCGATATTCCCAGGATTGTTGTTGCGTACGCCGCGCGGAGTGCTGCTGGTCATCTGGTTCTTCCCCTGCCCGAAGTTGATGCCGGTCGCCGCCGCCCCTCGATGGGGATGGCGGCGACGCCGGCTGTAGCTCTTATGCGCTGGCCGTAGCCGTGCCCGGCGTCAGCCGGACCAGCACCTCGGCGTCGCCATTCGCGGCAGGCGCCACGGCGTAGCCGATGCTGTCGGTGTCACCAGCCGCACCAGCAGCGGCGATTGCCTGCTTCTCGGAGGCGTCCCAGTTGACCGGAGCGCCAACAGCGAACACGGCTGTCGCCAACTTCTTCAGGCGGAAGACGCCCTCAACGTGGGCGGCGATGATGTCGCCAATGCGGCCATCGGTGACAGCCACGGCGACCAGCTTGTTCTGGACAATGACTTCGCCACTCTTGACTGTCTCGGACAGGGTCAGGTCGAGGACGCGGCCATCCTGATGTGCGTTCTTCATTTCGATTCTCCGGAGAGGAAGGATGGGAGGGGTGGCGACCGAGGCCGCCAGCCACCTGCATTACGGGTTGGGCGTCTGGCCCGGGTTCTTATAGAGGCCGCGGTAGTCCGCGATGGCCGGCGCGGCATCGAGACGCACCTTCCAAGCCACGCCGTCCACCGTGAAGCCCTGGTGCTGTTCCAAGTAGGGCGTTTCGTTGCCGTCCAGATAGCCAACGACGATCCCGTCTACATAGGCCGAGTTGGCAATTCCGTACCATGCCTTCTTGTCCTTCTGATCGAGGCGGCCGTCGCCCCACACGTCGAAGGTGTCGCGGACGATGTTCGGATCGTTGCTGCCCGGGGCCCCGCCGACCGCGTACTCAGCGGTACGAACCGTGCGCGCGGTACCGCGAAGCGTGATGGGCGTCAGCAGGCCCTTCATGGGGACCTGAATGATCTGGCCCGAGGGGCTCTTCTGGAGAGCCATAGCCGCCTGCATCGCATCCACGCTCACCGTACTGATGAGTGCCGCCGGCAGCAGGTTGCCGTGATCGGCATGGAACAGGGGTTTGCCGTCCGCCAGCACCGGGTTCTTCTGCAGCAGATCGAAAACAGCCTGCGCCAGCGTTCGCTTCGCAGCCTGGCCCATCTTGCGTGGCACGTCGCCGAAGACACCGAGGTCATCGTTGATGACAGCCTGGCGGGTGATGGTGAACAGCTTTCCGTAGGTCACGATCTTCATGGCCTGCGACTGCTCACCGAACGTGCCCTGCTTGTACTCACCACCCTCCGGCACGATGTCGAGGTTCGAGAACGCACCCAACCCAACCAGGTTGGTGGGCTTGAAGTCAGGCACGTTGACCGCACGGGTGAAGTCGCCAAAGGCTTCCTCCACCTCCTGGTAGCCCTGCAGCAGCGCACGGCGAGCTGCGTCGCCCAGGAGCAACGGGAAATCCGAGCTGGAGTGCGTGAACGCCTGGCCGACAATCTCCATGCGGTCCATTCCACGTGTCTCGACACCAGCCCCCTGCACGCACGCACGCGCGATCTCCATCAGGGTCATTCCACGGAACTGATTCCCATCAGTCGCGGCGCTGATCCCGGCCCTGGCTTCGATCGCGTTCGCCATGGCGGCGCGGGTGAGATCGCGCTGATCACCGCCGGCCGGGATCCCCGCGCGGCCGTTGAGCGGCTCGCCGCGAGCGCCGAGCAGCGACAGGATGTGGCGGTTCACGTGGTCAGCGGTGACGCTCGGATCAGCCGCCGCCAGCACACCCGCGACATACTCACGGACTGCGGCGTTGCCCATGTGCGGCTGGGCGGCCGCACTGATATCTGCGTTGCGCGCCTGCAGGGAGGCGATTGCAGCCTGGACGGGATCTGCGACCGCCTGGACGGGCGCCGGGGCCAGCGCAGCCGGAGCGGCTGCTGGCGTTGCGGCAATCGCTCCCGAGGGGCTGCCGACCTGGGCAAGGATGGTCTGGTACTGCTGCTTCATTGTGATGTCCTCGATGTGGCCGATCACGGCCTGCTGGCTGACCTCGGGAAGCGAGGCAAATACTTGGGGTGTGAGGCTGCGGGCGATGTGGCCGCGCAGCTGGGAGGCGACGGGCGCGACCTGATCGTTCAGCGCCTGCAGGTACCCGGAAATCGCGACAACGGCGGCAGGCACCAGCGCGGAACTGGCAGACGTCTCGCCGTCAGCGACCACGTCCGCAAGCCCGGCCTCGACTGCCTTGGAGCCGGTGTACCAGTGGTCCACGCCGTCAGTGAGCAGGCGCTCCATCTCATCCCGGTCGTCTGCCCGGCGGGCGTATGCCTCCAGCATCGCGTTCGCGTGCACATCGAGCGTGTCTGCGAACTGACGGAAGTCAGACGCATTGCCTCCGGCGAAGGTATGCGGCGCATGGACCATCACCAGCGAGCTGGCATAGACCCTGCGATCGTCGCCAGCCTGCAAGACCAGAGAAGCGATCGACGCAGCCTGCCCCTCGACCGAGACGATTTTCCTTGCGCTGTGGCCCCTCAACGCGTTGTAGATGGCAAAGCCATCTGCGACGACCCCGCCCACGCTGTTGAGATGGACATGGATCGTTCCGGCAGTGACTTGGCCGATCTGCTCAACCAGCTCCGACACCGAAACGGAGTCTGCCCACGGGCTTCCCCCAATGGTGCCGTACACGTACACGTGTGCGGTCTGGGCTTCCGCACGGACCTGAAGAAAGCCGAGACCGAGGCCTCCGCTACCTGCATCCGCCAGGACGCTCGGCCCAGTCGCCTCAGTGATAGTGGTCAGTCGCATCGCTATTCGCTCCTGGAGATGTCGATCGCGGCTGCCGCGCGCAGCTGCGCACGCGCATCCGCGCTAGTGGTGGCAGGGCCAGGAAGGAAGTCGCGAGTTTGCTCCTGCCAGTCCTGCCGTTGGCGAAGCACATCCGCCGGGTTATTCCCGTACTGAAGGGTGTTCTGCTGAGGGGCCACCCAACCTCGATCCTCCGCCACCTCGCGCGCGTACGCCTCCTTCAACGGGTCGATCCAGGGCATGACCGGACGCACGTAGGTCGATGCCGCAAGGTTGCGGAGGGTCCACCCACGCGGGATGCGAATCTTTCCAGCCAACACGCACGCCTGGACGAAGCGCATCCGTTGAGGGCGCACGCTCATGGCGATGAAGCGCTCGGCCAGCATCTGGTAGCTGCCCCACTTCTCGACCAGCTCCTGCCGCTGTGCCGAGTACGTCCCGTTGTAGTCGAGCGACAGGCTTGAGTAGCTCACGCCAATACCACCCGCTGCCGCTCGCAGTTGCTCCTTCCGCCAGAGCGCAGCGTTCGGATTTGGGCGGTTCGACGCCAGCTCCTCGATGGACTCACCGGGGAGCAGATCGTCGAACACTGCACCAGGCGCCATCCGTAGTTCGCGAACCGCTCCACCTTCGTCCTCAACGAGCGTGCCCCCGAGCCCGCCCGATTGGTACATCGTCGGATCGCCCTTCTTGATCTGGAACGTCATTGATGCAGCGACCTTCGCCGCAATCCGCTCGGATTCCTCGTAATCCTTCACGTCCTCAAACCGGGACATGGAACTGGCAAACACGCTTAGGCCGCGCACCTGGTGCAGTCTGGTCAGGTTCGCGATGCAGTGCATCGTGTCGGCCGAGACGCGCTTCGTCTCCAACCTGTTGCCAAGTGGATCGCCTGGATGCTGCTTGTATGCGTGGAACGCTACGGTGCGGCCCCAGGCGTTCCGCTCGACACCCTGTAGGATGTTGCGTGCCGGATCATTGAGGTCCAGCGGCACCAGATCTGCCTCCAGCATCTCTATGCTGAAGGGGATGCTGGTTCCATGCTCCAGAGACGCAACGTCACCGATGAGGTCCTGGTAGAACACGTCTCCGTCGCGCATCCAACTGCGTGCCAGCAGCTGCTGGCACGACCCGTAGTCGTGGCGGCGGGTGACCTCGGGGGCATCCCACCACTCATCCCAAAGATCATCCAACTGAAGTGCCAGATCCCGATTGATCGGCTGCCCCGGAAGGCGTGGCGCCGACAACACGTCGAGCCCAGAACCAACCGTGTTCTGGACCAGGATGTTCAGTGCGTTGGTCGCGAGGTCAAGATCGCGCTCAAGGTGCCGAGCCTGATCACGCAACTGACGTGCATCCATGCCGGCGATGGCGTTTCCGCTACCCCAGTCTCGGGCAAGCTTGCGCGAGCGCGATGGTCGTGTGACCTCGTGCGCCCTCGCCTCAACCTTCTGCATGGCCTGCGAGATCTGCGTAGAGACCGCAGCGACGGCTCGGTCAGTGGCCAAAGCCGTCGAGAGTCGCGACTTGGCGACGGCAGCGGAGCTGGCCATCAGGTCGTCCCGCCAAAGTCGACGTTTGCCAATCGCGGGGTACGACCGCGCTGCGGGGACTCCCGGTCTACTGTTTGCTGCCACTCGCGCCGACCGGCGCGAATCTCCGCGAGATCCGCTCGCGTCAGCTGGCGCTCGCCAAGTCGCACCGATTGTCCCGAGAGAACTGCTGTCTCGGCATCGATGTAGCGCTGTAGCATTTGCTGGGCGGTCGTCATGATTGCGTAGGGTATGGACCCCAATGTCCACGAACTAAGCAAATTCGTGGACACGCACCGCCGCAAGCTACTGATTCAAAAGACCTAAAAAACTAGATTGTCTCCATCTTTGACAATTCCGTGGACGCCGCTCGGCTTGAGCGGCGAGGCAGCCCTCCCGGGAACAGGTCATGGAGCTTCGAGCGGGAAACGTCGAAAGTCCGCATGACCTGTTTCACGGGAATCCCCGACTCAAGTGCCGCACGGATCTGCGAGACCGGATAGGCGCGCGACTTCGCGGGGAAGTAGGGGCGCTCGCCGGCAAAGCATCCCATTACAGACTCCACGAATGGCTTCGCCATCGCTGCGCTGATGCCAATGTCCTGCTGAAGTGCGGAAAGGATGCGCTCGCGCAGCAGCTCGTCAGTTTGCTTTCGCTCGGCCATTACAGCACCCATCCGTCACGGCCAAAGCCCTTGGTTCTCGGTGAACGGCTTGCAGCGGGCGCTCGCGACGGTGCCGCTTGCTCCAAGGCAGCTGGATCGGCTTGTGCTGCTGCCACGATCTCCGCAACCGGCTCACGCGGAACACCTGGCGCATCAAACAGGCCCGGCGATTCCGGCTGGAACTGATCCTCCAACACCCGCCACTGCGAGTCGCGGATCACATCTGCTTTAACCGCTGGAGCTAGGGACGCCCACACCGCATATACCATGGTGTCCAGCTGCTCGTTTCTTGCGCCCTTGGGCTTCACCCACGCACCCGTCTCTTTGTCGTAATACTCGACAGTGAGGCCCTTGTAGTACTCGGGCTCAAACGCGCCTGGATCAGGATTTATCGGATCAAACCGCTCATCACCCCTGCCACCTGGGAAGCGCAGCATCCGCGCGCTAAGGTCCTCCGACTCTCCTTCTTCTTCCGCCTTCGCCTTGGCCATCAGCGCAGATGAAAGCCATCCGTAGATCATGGTCTTCAACACGGATGTACCGACTCCCCAAACGCCAACGCTCCTCGCCACGGTCTTATCCTGACCATTGACCTCTGTCTTGGCTGGCCGATAGACCGCGCGCTCCGATTTCTTCTCCGCGCGGCCACGAATCAAGTAGATCGTCTGTGTCAGATAACCCCTTGGGGTCTTCACCACACGCGACTGACCGGACTGCCCAACCAATCCCTTGACGAACTGCGCAACAGTCTCGGTCCAGTTGCCTCCATCGAGCGCGACGGCAGTGATTGGCATGTCCACACCGCGTTCAGTTTTCCATGTGCCCTGTAGGTACTGATCGAGCGGTCCGAACGTGTCGAGTCGATTGGGATCAATGTCAATCACGGCATAGTCGACCACGCGCCTACGTTGACCACGGCCGGTGGCGATCACCTGAATCTCTGCGCGATCATGCTGGAAGTCGACGCCTGCGGTAAGTATCAGTCCGCCCAGAGGCACAATGCCACGCCGCACCCCAGGCTCCGCGAGCTTGGTTACCTCATCTGCGTCCTGCTCTTGCCTTTCGCCCTCGTAGGGCAGGCCCAGTTTCAAGTTGTAGAAGCCCTGGCGCTTCTCGGGATCGCGGTCAGCCTCAGCCTTCGCATCCGCAAGATCCTTCCAGGATGGTCCAAGCCCCAGCGGCGCGTAGGCTGCCCATGCGTGGTAGCTGCGGTGCAGCGGGTCGGCACTCAGGTTTGTCGGCTTCCAGTAGGCGGTCCCGCCGTGGCCACGCTCAGCAAGCATCGAATCTTTGTGATGCTCCTCGATCACACAACCGCTTACCGCGCACGCGAAGGTGCCATCCGGCTGAAGGCGCTCGATCTCAAGCACCTGTTCTCCGCCACAGTGCGGGCACAGAACCACATAGACCCGTTGGTCACCTTCGCTGTAGCCCGCTTCGATCGCACTGCCACCAGCGATGGTCGGAGTACATGCACGGTAGATCTTGGCTCGATCACCGTAGGACATTGCGCGAGCCTCCAACTGCTGATCAGCAGGCCCCTGATTGCCGATATCACGCGGATACTCGTCCACCTCATCCATGAAGATATAGCGGGCGGTGCGCTGCCGCAGCTGCTTGGCTGAGTTGGACCAGATCACCCACAGGGTGCCACCGGGGTAGCGCTTCTCCAGCGTGTTGTCCGTGTGCAGCTTCTCCTGAATGCACTCCATTTCCATGACGGCCGGATCGAACTTCGATGCGGCCCAAGACCGCGCAAGGTCCTTAACCGGCTGAGCCACGATCATCGAATCTGCGCCTCGATCGATCACGTAGCTGGTCCAGTTGATACCTACCTCGGTAGCACCGATCTGGGCCGACTTCATGAAGTCGACCTTTCGAATAGGTGAATGATCGCTCAGGCAGTCCTGGATCTCACGCAGGATCGGGTTGCGCGAGGTACGCCACTTTCCCGGTTCTGCCCCCGAGCCCTTCGCGATCACGCGTTTGTCATCGGCCCACTCGCTCACAGTCTGCCTGGGTGGCAGCGTCCAGGCATCGGCCCAGGCCAGATGAACGACCGCAGCACCGTCCGCAAGCTGAACGTCATGCGCGATCAAATCAAACATCCGCGCCTCCCTGGTTCGGGGCCAGCTTCTCTACCGTCTTCCTCATCGACTCCGCGATCTGGCGAACCTCTTCCATCAGGATCTCCTCCACCTTGCGCGGGTCTCCCTCCGCCGCGAGCTTGGCGCGCAGACGGCTTGGCATGTTGAGCATGCTGTTCAATGCCTGACGAGCCAGCGTGACTACAGCACGCTCCACATCGACGGTCCGCGTAAGCTCGCCTGACCGCTCGCCCAGCTCCAACTCTGCTGTACGCGCCCGCGCCAGCCGTTCGCGGCGCACGGCTTCCTGGGTGCTGATCTTCGCTACTGCGGAAGGCGGCGGCGCAATGTCGTCCACCTGGTGCGTTGGGTCGGCCGGCAACGAACCCGGCGTACGGTCCCCACCGCGAATCGGATCAGTAATGTCGTCAAGCAGCGCATTGCTCTGCGCCACAAGGATGCGCTTTCCATCGGCATGCAGTACCAGCTTTCCGTCGCGCCGCATCCGCCGAATGTAGCTATCACTGCAGCCGCGATGTGCCGCGTACTCAGCGGTACTCATGGCCTGATCGGAACTGGCGGAACTCATGGACGCCTCCTAGTTCCGACCGGAACCAAACTCGGAACACAAAAAATGCGCGCAAATTGCGGCCTCGCTACCCGCAGTTCCACAAGGTCGGGGAGGACCCGTTGCGCCCCCCAACCTCGCCGACGATTCGCGTGGAACATGCAAGGCGTCCCGACCGTCCAAACCATGACGGCAAGGTCTGGGCGCTCGAAACCCGCGTCGTCTCTAGGTTGTCCATACTGTCCATACCGTCCACACCTATTTTTCTGATTTGAGTAGTTGAAAACCTGGCTAGTGTGTCGGTACATGTACGCGCGCGAGAAAAGGTGTGGACGGTCAGGACGGCGCTGCCGCAGCAGGCCGCAGGTCTGGTCAGTGGTTTGGACGGGTGCGGACAATTCCCGGCAGGTGTGGTCAGAAGTCAGGTCCACTTAGGGCCTCCCGCCTTGACCGCTGCACGGTTGCCAGCCAGTCATCGATAGCAAGTCCGGGCCTGAACCACCGGGGCTCACGGCCACCATCATCGGGCCAGCGTCTGCGCTGCTGCTCCCAACCCAGAGTTTTCATGATCGCCGCCACCCGCATCTGCTCGGGCTTCCCGTGCTTCCCCGGGTCCAGGCCGATGGCATAAGTCAGTAGGTTGTCGGTGGTCGCCCAATCAATCTGCGACGCCATCGCCAGTCGCGTCGGGTACTTGCTTGTCTCCATCCGAAGGTCGAGCCATTGCTCGACTCGTCCCTCCCAGCTGTCGCCCACATACCTGCTGGCCTGCTCTTCCTTCGCGTCTGCCGGCAGTTCCCACCACTCAAACCCGGCATCGAACATGGCTACAGCTTCGGCCCAGAGCTGGTCGCGCAACGTGGAGATCTGTGCGATCTGAACGTCACCGTCAGTTCGCACAGGGAGGAAGCGACGGCCACCGGTCGGGTCACGTAGGTACTGATGCTCGTTCGTGGTGCCCGCGAACACGCATTCGCGGCGATAAGACCGAGGCACGCGCTCGTAGGGCGCACGGAACTTGTCCACGCGTCTGGTGATTGCGGTCTTTACGCTTGTCACGTCAGCCTTCGAGAAGGAGTCCATCTCGCCGATCTCGACGCCCCACGCCCCTTGGATGACCTGGTAGAAGTCCTTACCGCTTGGGGATTCGCTGGTCTCGACAAACCACTCGCTGCCGAATATCGCGCGTAGGGCGCTCGACTTCCGCTTGCCCTGCTCACCTTCCAGCACCAACATAAAGTCCACCTGTGCGCCCACGCTGGGCTGCTTGGCGTCTACCCACAGGATGCGAGCCACGGCACTTACCATGAAGCACTGCGCTGCGCGCAGGCTGTAGGCATTGTCCGCCGCGCCGAATAGCTCAACGAGCATGCGCTCAACGCGGGGGACTCCATCCCATTGCAAGGCACCGAGGTAGTCCTTGATGGGATGACGGCGGTGCCGGCGCGCGACAGCAATGACGGCCTTCAACACCAGGTCATCGCTGCACTTCATCCAGTAGCGATCCGGGTGCTGCAGCCAAGCCGCCAGCTCGTAGGCATCCGAGTCGATGAACTCATCCCTGCTGCCGCCTGTCCACGGTGGATCTCGGTGCAGCTTTACCTGATTGCTTGAGTCGTTGAGCCACCACAGCGCCTTAAGCCGGTCATCGTTCTCCATGATCAGAATCAGGTTGTGCAGCGTACCCTCGACATTGCCGTCGCGATTTCTGGTGAGATGCTCCTTCCAGGCGTTGGGGTCTACCTCACCACCGCCTGGCGGTGGCGCACCACCATCGATCACTGTCATCCTGCGCCTTGTCCCCACGCTCATTGCCGCATTGCCTTTTCGTAGCCCCGCGCCAGACGCAGGTATTCTCTTGCCCGCTCCCGGCGCAAGCGCCGAGAGTGCTCATATGGGTTGTCCAGGGCAGCTTGCGCCGCAGTTCGGTAGGCGCGAGCAAGCTTCGCGTTGGAGTGCAGCAGCCGTTCCTCCAGCCTCCTGTTATGTGCCATTGGCAGCCACCACATCGACCTCAACCACGCGATTCGCTGCCCAGGCCGCGAGCTGCCGAGGCGACCAGCCATCGCGCTCCAGTGCATCTGCAATGTCCCAACCATCAGGCTGTCCCGTCACATCCACAAAGCGGATGGATCTGGCGCCAGCCCGCTTCAGCAGCTGCGCGACTCCCGGCTTGAATTGATCGGCATCGTTCCTCCACCCCAGCATCGCTTGCCGGCCAGGCGGATCGGCGTCGGGCCATAGCACACAATCTCGACCAGCCAGTGGAGACCAGTCAGCTTTCGTGACGGCCTTGCCGCCACCTGGCCAGCTGATCGCCGCATACCCCGGAAAGGCACGTGTTGCCACGTCCCGACACTTCTCTCCCTCCGCAATCAGCACCGGCGCTTCGGGCTTGGTAGCCAGGGCGTCCAGTCCATACAGCGGCCGTGCGCCAGGGAAGCTCTCAAGGCACCACTGCTTCTGCCCGTCAGGTCCGACGCACCAAGTCACCTGGGGCGTCCACTTCTTCAGCTTGCGACTGTCCCGATCGATAAACTCACAGCGCAACACGTACCCAAGGATCTGTCCGTCCGCGCTCTTATATGGGAACACTCGGGCCGGCTTCATTCGGCGGAGCTTGTCGCGTTTGGCATTCCAGATCGGCACTGTCCAGCCGCTGTCGGTCAGTAGCGCCGGAGCATCATCGGGCACGGGAAGGATGGGCACCCACTTCACCCGCAACGACTCTTGGCTTGGGAGCTTCTCTCGCTCAGCCGGCACACCCAGCTGGCCACCCGTGAGCTGCGCGCATGCCTCGATGAATCCAACCTGTAGGTGCTGCACCAGGAAGCCGATCACATCACCATGCGCGCCGCAGCCGAAGCAGTGATAGAAGCCCTTGACCTCATTGACGGTGAAGCTCGGCGATGACTCATCGTGGAACGGGCATAGCCCGATGTACTCGCCCCGACCGGCCGATCTGAGCTTGACGTAGCGACCGATAAGATCCGCGATGTCGGCCGCACGGCGGATGGCATCGGTGTCTACCTGACTGTTCGCCATCAGCGACGCCTCCCGCCCTGCGATTCGCGGCGTTCGATCATCAGCCATTGCACCCGTAGGTACTCGGCGATTCGCTGCCGGCAGCCCACGCCGCCCGTGCACACGCCCGGCGCCTGGCAGGCTTCCGCGACCTGCGCGATCTGTTCGCGCCACTCGGGGCGCGGCTGACGTGCAATCAGCAGGGCCTGGTGGAGACATCGATTCACACCCAACGGATACCTCCTTCATCGAGCTGGCGCTGGGCGCTATCTCTACGTTCGGTCTCTTGGCGGATGCGCTCGCGCTCCGCCAATGCTTCTTCACCAATCAACCCAGGCACCGAATCAGTCAGCGCCAGGGCCGCGAGTTCCATGGCTTGTCGCGCAGATGCGCTAGGTAGGCCACGCCTTCGATACCGGGATCGATGGGCGTGGCGGGTTGCCACGTCAGTCCTCCGTCCCCTGCAGCCCGGCAGCACGACCGGCGTTGCGCTCCAGCCGGTAGCAGAGCTTGCGCACCTCGCGCGACAGGTCCTGAATTCGGTCCGCCTCGGGGACGGTGAGCCGTTGGTCTGCCAGCGCGTCGATACCCGCGCCAGCCAGCGCGCCCGTCAGCTTGTGTAGTTCCAGCAGCTTTGCCTGGATCGCGGACAGCTCATCGGGCCAACCGCCACCAGGTGGCGGCGGGACGTAGTCCACCATCAGGTTGTACTGGCCGGCGAGGGAGCACACCCAGTCCGTAGCGAGTTCCTGCGTGACCACGAACTGCTGGAGGTAGTCCGTCAGGATCTCGGCCATCTCCATGGAGATCGACTCACCCTCGATGCCACGGAGCTTCTTGCGCAGCGTCTCGGCCGATATCGACTTACCTCGGCGCTTGCTGATGTACGCTGCGGCATCCTGCAAGCCACCAGGGGCGCGAGCCACTGCATTGTGCAGAGCGTCCCGCCAGTACAGGTCGGAGCGAAGGCAGGTCATGCTTCCCCCTGAAATGCACGACCGATCATCGTGGGAATGCTGATAGCGTTGCGCGCAACATTGACGCCATGGCAGAGATCATCAGCTTCCCCGTGCGCATGCGATTCACTGCATTGCGATCCTTCGACATCAAAACCGGGCTGGGCAGTGTTGTTGGCGTCTTGTGGGTGCCAGAGCAAGGCGTACGCCGCAGAAGCTGCAACCGCGAGCAACAGGACGATCACCCCGCACTTGCGGAGCTGGAGGTAGCGACGAGCCAACCGATAGTTGCGATGCCCAGCTGCCCAGCCGTGACGTGCAATCGCAAGGGTTAGCGTCGGATCACGCGATGGCATTGCTGCGCACCTCCGCGCTGCCGCCCGGCATCGGCCCGAAGACGTCGGGACGCAGCAAATGCCTGGACACGCCCGTTGCCGCTTCAATGGTGAGGACGTGCACTGCCGGGACTACGCCTTTCGCCAGCCAGCGGGTGACGGCCTGCGGCTTCTGGCCGCATACGCGCGCCAGCTCGGCTTGGGAGGGTGGAGTCAACCTGGAGATCGCGGATTCGACAGGGTTCATGCCCCCATTCTAAACCAAATGTTGATTTCGGAGTCAACTCGATGTTGATTGACCATGCCCGGTCCATTCGGGAACATCAACAAATGGTTGATGAACCCGCAAAAACACCCTTCCAGCAAAGGTTTGACGCCGTGCTTCAGGCAATGGACGTCCCTAACCGCGCGGCGTGGGGTCGAAAGATTGGTATTGCCTCGGGCCAGACGCTCTACAACTGGTACGAGCGCGATCAGAAGATTCCGGAGAAGGAGCGCAAGCGCCTGGCCGGGTTTGGCATCTCCATCGATTGGGTAAACGAGGGGGAAGGCCAGATGCACATCCCCGCTCCATCGTTCTCGACCCCTGCGACACCCGGCGGCTATGTTCGCGTCCAGCAACTGGACGCGGAGGCAGGTATGGGGGGCGAGACCGTCAATGATGATTACCCTGAAGTGATCAGGGCTATGGATTTCACCCCTGCCTACATAAGGTCCATCGTCGGGTTTGTTCCCGCACCTGGTCGACTGGTCCTGGTGACGGGCCGAGGTGACTCAATGATTCCCGTCATCCAGCCCGGGGAGAGTCTGATGGTCGATACAGGAATTACCCACTTCGACGGCGATGGGATCTACCTGATCAACACCGGCAACGGGCAGCAGATCAAGGGGCTTCAGGATCGAGGCGACTCCATCTATGTGGTGAGCGCGAACACAGCGCTCTATCCGGCCTTCCCTCTTCCGCTCACCGCAATCATTGGCGGCAAGGTCTATCTACGCAACCGTATCGACAGGCTTAACTGAGCCAGTGCATTGCCTCGTGGTAAACAAACTGCACAAGGAACTTGCATGAGGACGTTGGGATTCTTCCTGGTCGCAATCGGCTTTGTGATGCTGCTTGTCTCATGCAACCTGGATGTCAGTGTTGCGACCGACTATGGCACAAGGGTCAACAACATCGGACTCATGCACCAGCAAACGATGCTGGTGACAATCAGCCTTGGGCTGATGCTCATCGGCATGATCATGTGGATAGCTGGTCGCCGCCGGCCGGTGGCTGCTCAACATGGCGATGCAGTCGTACGCACTTACACGCCAGAAGAGATGCGGGATCTCGACGTGCTACTAGCCGACACGGGATGGACTGGAATCTCCCTGCGCGCCGATGACCCGAGAGTGGTTCACTCGGTCGCAGCTGGCTCCGCCGCAGCAGATGCCGGAATCAGTCCTGGCGATCGCGTCGTTCAGATTGATGGGCAATTCACGGGCAACGATCTGCGGGAGAACATCATTCGGCTTTCTGGAGAACCTGGAGTGCCGGTCAACCTCACCGTCCGACGCGGTGACGCCAGCCTGAAGTTCGAAGTTGATAGACGATGACGCAGAACAGAGCCCCGCTTCGGCGGGGCTTTTTCTTTGTCAGTCAAAGGCGAACAGAACGAAAGCCGAACTGGAACGTGATCAACGGCCCTTGAGCGAGATCAACATTTAGTTGACTCCTCAATCAACTTGATGTTTACTCCGTCTGCCAGCCCTCCAGCTGGCGGGCGACCGGCGGGTCGCCACTCTGCCGGCCCCTCCCCTTACCGGCAGCAGCCGCCCCCTCGGCACCTGACCCGCCGGCGCCCTCCTTCGAACAGGAGCGCGCCATGTCTCATCGCTACGCCGATCCAAGCCCGTGCCTGCTGCCGCTGTTGGCCGTGAAGGCCCTGCGGGCAGTGGCAGCACGCGATCACAGCACCGCCCGAACCCTGTGGGTTCGCAGCAAGGGCGAACACAGTCGCAACCAGCTGCGCCGCTCCCGGCGCATGGGCGTTGCCAGCCTCCGCCTGGAAGCCTGCTCGCGCGACATGTCGGCCGAGGTGCGGGCATGAGCGCTCCTGTCGATGTGCTGGCAGTACTGGATGCAATGACGCTGTCGGCCGAGAGACTGGCGGCAGGAGAGGCGGTTACGTCCTGCGCTGCCACCGTAGAGGTTGCGAAATGCACCCGCGCCGCAGTCGCCGAGCTGATCGAGGCCATCGAGGCAACCCGTGCCACGCGCGGCGGGATCATGGCCCTCGCCACATCCGATGCGCGAGTTACACGCCTGTGGACGGCCCTCGCCCGCGTCAAAGGCGGTGCCGCATGAGCCGGCGCCTCCGCCTCGCTTGGGCCGCCGTCGCGCTGGTGGCCGCGGTTGTCGTGCCGCTGCGCATCGCCGAGATCCACCAGGCGCACAGCGACCGCGATGCGGCCAAGGCGCGCTGGGCGCTCAGCACCTCGGTGAGGGGCTAACCATGCGCCAGACCGCTCGCCCGCTCCCCGATTCCGTGCCGTTGTGCTGGCCCGGCCATCGACCGCAAATCGTCGTGACCGAAGGCGCCCCGACAGGCCATCGCCTCGGCACCCCCTGCCCGCCGCTGCTGCACATCGAGTGCCATCGGTGTGGCCTCGCCACCCGGCCGGTACCGATGGAAAAAGCCGCGTTGGCCGAGCTGCGTTGGACCGATACGAGCCTTGCTCACCTGCGCATCCCGATCTCCCTGCTCGCCCGACACCGCGGCGAGGTCCTGGCCGAGATCGCTGCCGCTTCCTCCTCCACGCCCCTCGCTGCCTGACCAGGAGAACTGCCCATGGCCGCTCCACTGAAGCCGAAGGAAAAAGCCGCGTTGCTCGCAGCGCATGGCGCTTCGGATCACACGCTCCACCGTACCGCCAACGGGTTCGCACCCCGCAACCGCCCCGAGAAGCTGTTCACGCGCCGCGTCATGAACTGGCTGGATGAGCGCGTGCTGATCCGGTACGACGACCCGCAGCTGCCGCGCAAGGCGACCTTGACCACAACCGGCCTCGCCGCCGCAGAGGCCGAGATTGCCAAGGCACGCGACCTGGCTCTGTCGGCATGAGCGCGCAGCCAACACTCCCCGTCGAGCAGCAGTTCGCCACCGGCCACCAGGGCGAGTCGCTCGTGCTGATGGTGTGCCAAGGCTGGCTATGGGCCGGCCTCTACACCGCCGCCCCGCGCGAGTCGCTCCTGAAGGTAGCCGCCAGCGCCAGCCGGAGCGTGGGGGTATCGCACCACTCGCTGACCCTCAGCGGCACCACGTTCTCCCTCAACCGACTGGCCGCACAGGCCGCGCATCGCTGGCTCGACCGCCAGGGCGTGCGGGTTCGGTCGACCTCCCCCATCAACCGCGCTACGCGCCGCAAGCGAGGAATCCCGGCATGAGCCGTTCTGTTGTGATCTATGGGCCGCACCTGTGCGGCAAAAACGCCAACGTGCAGGAGCTGCGCGAACATTTCGGCCTGCAGGCCGTCATTGAGGACTGGGATGGGCACAGCAGCTATCCGCTGGATAACACGCTGGTACTGACCGAGAACCCAGACGCCGTCGCCGACAGCACATCCAAGGTGATGCATCACGGCTGGGCAATGCGCGAACTGCTCACAGAGGCCCGCGTATGAGCGCCCGCCCACAGCAGACCGGCCGCGCCGCCGAAGTGCGCAGGGTTCTGTCCATGTTCCCGCAAGGCGCCACGGTCGAGCAGATCAAGAGCGCTGGCCGCATCAACGGCACTCACCAGGCCATCGGCTACACGTTGAAGGGGTTGGCGCGCAGCGGCCAGGCCATATGCCACCGCTCGGGTGTGCGCGGGATCTGGCGCCTCTCCAGCCACACGCAACATGCGATCGCCCCGCTGCGCGCGGCACCTGCCCGGGTCCAGTCGACCTGCACGCCAGGTCTGCTTACAGGCGTCAGCGACGCGGCGACCACGATCCGACACCGGGAACTGGACCGGCAGCAGCTGGCCGACGACATGGAAGCGTTCCTCGCAGCGGGCGGGCACATCGAGGTGCTGGGGCACACACCGCTCCGCCCGCTGATGAGCCGTCACGCGGCCAACCACGGCAGCTATGCGGAGCGCATGGCAGCCCATGACATCGACTGAGGCGCCCATGAGCAACGATTCCCAATCGCCAGTCACCACCGAGCCGGGCAGGCCGGGCAGCGCGTACTCCGATGGACCGGCGTGGCACGCATTCGGCCTCAGTCGCGCCGCCTACCACGTCGTGCCGCGACGCACCCTGCAATCGATGCCGGTCGAGTGGCAGGCGCGATTCGTGGCGCTGATGTACGAGGCGCGTGAGACGCTGCCCGATGAGGCGTTCCCCGAGTACCAGGTGATCCGCATCGAGGGTGGCAAATTCGCCCACGATCCGAACCGTCGCTATCGCCACGCCGCGCCTTTCCCCCTTCGCACCGCTGGCGCCGAGCAGGCGTCACAGGTGGCGCCACTTGCTGGCGCGTTCGTCAACACCGACACCCAATTCAAGCAGGCCCGCCGATGACCGAGAAACTTGCCACTCCCCCTACGAACTGCCCCGTTCTGCGCGAGGCATTCGAAACGATCAGTGCAATCGCGACCGAGGCTGTGTGGCTGCCGAACCAGGCGAAGGCGATCACGGTCGCCCAGGCGCAGACCGCGTTGCGAGACCTCCATCATCGCCTTCCCCGGCAGCAGGATCTGCGCGTGTTCGAAACCGCCGTATCCGCGTATGTATCGACACTGCGTAGCAGCGTGCAGGACGGCGACACGCCGCTCTGCGATACCACCCGGGCCCGGCTGGCGCAGGCCACCGAGCTGCTGGAGCTGGTCAGGAATCAGACCCGCAGCGTGGTCGATCCAGCGGACCCTTGGCGCGGGCTTTATCACGCCAGTCGCCTGCCTGCGCGCAACGCCGACGGCGAGATCCTGTGCCATCCGGACGTCCCGATGTGGGCTGACGGTCGTGAGCTATCGCTGAGGCCGCTCTTCCTCGCCCAGGGCTTCGACCTGGTCGTGGTCGAGGGCGAATTTTCCGGCGAGGGCATCGGATCGGAGGTTTACAACGCAGCACAGGAACTGCACGACTGGAACCCGGAGGCACCTGGAGACGACTGGCGTCTAGCGTGGCTGGGAGAGACCGAGGATGGGCTTGCCGCGTGGTTCGTGCGGCCTCTGGCGATCGACGCTATGCGAACGTCGACCGCCACCAGCTCCAAACTGGGCACGGCCTGATGGACCCCACGCTGAGCGAGCGGCACCACCGATACCGGGTCAAGGCCGGCAGAGCAAAGGCCGCGCTTTACGCCCGCGTGGTCGAGAACAAGCGCTACACGATGCGCCAGATCGCTGACGAACTGGGCGTGTCGATGACCACTGCAGACACGCGGGTGAAGCGTGGCCCCTATCCCCTCACTTGGGAATCGCTGCGCCTGGCGCGGCTTCCCGCCAACAGCAAGGACATGCCGGCATGAGCAACGACAACAAGACCCTGGCGGACGCGCAGCCCGGGGGGAGGGTGAGGCTGGGGGATCGGGCACTCAGCACCAGCGAAGGTGCACGCCGCTACGTCGCCAACGTCTTCGCCACGCAACTGCGCCGCCATGACTTCGGCGACTACATCTTGACCGAGCTGGCCGCTGACTTCGCGTGCGCACTGGCTCAGCACCTCTCCGCCCAGCCCTCCCCGGGTGGTCAGGATGCGGCAATCGAAGCGATGGCCGAAAGCCTGCTCTGCGCCGAAAGTTCCGCCACCTTGGAAGACGCGCGCGAACAGGCCGCGTTGCTTCTTGCCGATGCGCTCCCGCACCTCGCCGCCCGCCAGCCGGTGGGGGAGCCGGACGCCTACCTTGTGCTGGCGGTGAAGGATGGGGAAACGTGGGAACACAGGTGGTACGTACCGCGCTGGGGCGACCCCGACCCGTCAGCGCTGGAAGGCACTGTGTACGAAATCCGAGGGAAGAAGCATCCCGAGCTCGGCACATACCGCGTCAAGCCCTTCTACACCGCCCCGCCCGCGCAGGCCGTGGACCTGGACGCGATGCACGCAGCTGCATGTGCCGCGTGGGACAAACACCAGCAGGCTTGCCGGATCACCACTGTGAGCGGTTCCCTGCGGAAGGTGTGCGAGGCCCTGATCGACAAGGCGGTGGGCAATGGGTGACGCCCTACCAGCGGTCCTCGACCCCTGCTGCGGCAGCCGCATGATGTGGTTCGACCCCAGCGACCAGCACGGCCTGTTCGGCGACCAGCGGCACGAGACCATTACTGTGATCGACCGCACCCACCGCGCCGACGGCACGCGTGTGCTGTCCATCCACCCAGACTGCCTGCTGGACTTCCGCGCCCTGCCCTTTGCAGACGGTTCGTTCCCCCTCGTGGTGTTCGACCCGCCGCACCTGGTGCGCGCCGGCAAGGACAGCTGGCTGGCCGCCAAGTACGGGAAGCTCAGCAAGGACTGGCGCGCCGACCTGCGCGCGGGCTTCGCCGAGTGCTTCCGCGTGCTGCGCCCAGCAGGCATGCTGATCTTCAAATGGTCCGAGGTCCAAGTGGCCACGCGGGACGTGCTGGCACTGACCGATGCTCGCCCGCTGTTCGGTCACCCGTCCGGCAAGCGCGCAGGCACGCACTGGATCTGCTTCATGAAGGAGCCCGCCCATGGCTGACCAGCTGCTCACCGCTGCAATGGTCCACGTGTTCGCCCTGGCCTTCTTCTCGGCAGGCATCGCCACCCTGTGGGCGATCAGCCGCGCATGCCGCGCCGCGCGAAATGGGCTGCGCTGGTGCTGGCGGAGGTGCGCTCATGGCTGAGGCACAACGCGATCGCGTGATGCACCGGGAGTTCGGAATGGATCTCGCAGAGCGCGTCGTCCTGGACCTTCTGGAAAGCGGCTGGTCGCGCCAGTCGCTGCGGAAGCACGAGGCGGCCGGGCCGACCCCGTGCGGCTCCGCCTTCTACCTGCTGCGGGAAGGCGGCATCGCCGTTGCCTATTTCCCCATTGCCGAATTCACTGACGCGAACGGCCGCGGGCTTTTCTTCGCGATCCGCGACTTCTTCCCGCCGGTCCACAAATCTGCACACGGCGACGTCGAGAGCCTGAAGCCTTTCGAGGTGGGCGACCAAGTTCTCTCGATGGACCGCGATCTGAATGGCTCGTGGCACTACGACGATGAAGTGCGGGCCAGCGAGTGGCACCTTTTGATCCCCGTTTTCACTGTCGTCTCAGTGCGGCTGCATCCCGGACACCACACGCAGTTCGGCGGCAGGGACTACTACCAGGTGAAGATCAAGGACCGCGTGGGCGGTGGTGGCGGCTTCCACGACCTTGTGCCCATCGCCGGCAGACCGTGGCAAATGCGTGGCGAGGGAGAGTGCCTGATCCGCGTAAGGCCATCGCCCTTGGCCATCGCCGCCCCTCAGCCGGCGCTGCCGGCCCAACTCGACCTGTTCGCATGAACACCGCCACCGAGCAGCTGCGCGCTGCGCTGGCCACGAACTGAAGGAGGACACCATGAGTGCTGCCGAAAACATCCCCTTTGAGCTGCGCGCCATCGGCGCCGAGGAAGTCGGCTCCCTGCTTGGCCTGGCCGCACGCACGGTGCTGGAGACTGTCGCCTGCCGGCCAGACTTCCCGGTCCGCATTACGATGCGCCCGGCGACCTGGATCGCTGGCGAGGTACTGGAGTGGCGCCAGGCTAACCGAGCCGGTCAGCCAGCTCGTCGGCGTCGGTCTGGTAGTAAATCAGGAGGCTCTTCAGGTCGCGATGGCCAATGACGCGGGCCAGCTCCATCACGTCCAGCTTCTTCGACAGCCGCCAGATCGCCTCTGCGCGGCTGTCGTGGAAGTGCAGATTCTCGATCTGAGCAGCATCGCGCGCGCGGCGGAACAGGGTGTCGCGGGTTCCCGGATCCAGATTGAAGACGCTGTCCGCATCCTGCGGCAGCACGCCGATGATCTCCCGCGCTCGGGCTGACATCGGCACCCGGCGCACGTCGCCGTTCTTGGTCTTCGGCAGAGTCACGGATTTTGCGGACACGTCCGACCACTTCATCCCCAGGATCTCGCCTGCGCGCATGGCCGTCTCCAGCGCGAACAGGAAGCACAGGGCCACCCGGTGCTGCGCCGTCTCAGGCACGCCGCCGTCATACCCCAGCGCCAGTGTCAGCCTGTCGATCTCTTCCTGTGGTACGCGGCGCTTGCGGCTCGCCGGCGCCTGGGGCCTGTCCACGTCCTTGATTGGATCGCTGTTCAGCCAGCCCCAATCCTTGCGGCACGACTTGAACACCGACTGCAGCAGGTTCATTTCGCGACGGACCGAGGCGCCGGATACTTGGGACAGACGTCGTTCTCGCCACTCGGCCAGGTGGATGGGCCGAAGGGCCGGCAGCCGGACCAGCGAAAGCTGATCGCGCTCCAGCAGGCCCAGCCTGGCCAGCTCCCACTTGGCTCCCTTGTGCTTGGGTGCCACCTCGTTGGCATAGCGCCGCAGGGCGTCCTTCACTGTGTTCTCTGGTAGTCGAGCCCCGGTCAGCTCGGCCTCGCGCATCAGCGCCCACTGGACCGCTTGGGCCTTGGTCGGGAGGGTGTTCGACTCGCGTCGACCGTCCTTGTAGATCTCGGCACGCCAGGAGGTGCCGCGTCGTTGGATAGATGCCAT